GGGCCGTCCGCTTCCAATCGTCCTAACCGACGAGGAGTTTGCTAAGAAGCAGCGCGAACTGGGCCAATAGCCTTGGCCGTGGTGATGGCTGTAGCCGAGATCAGCGCCTCGCTGATGTAGACTCGACCGTCACCACTTACTACGAATGGGACAGCTACTGGTTTCTCTTGCAGTGCTTTCTTATCCATATGATCTCCTGCGGCTAAACCGCTACTTCGCGTCCTGATGACGCAACAAAAGGCGCGTCCGGTCGAGCCAGGGGCCGCCGAACACGATGATTTCCGATGGCCGCCCCAGCAGGTGGTGCAGCATGAATGGGCCCGGCCCGAAGACCTGGCCGGCCTCGCCAGGCAGTTTGGCATTGGCGCCCAAGTAGATGCCCGCATGGTTAGGGTGGGCAGTGCGCCCTACCGCCATGACGATCAAGTCACCTCGCTGCGGCTCGCTCACCTGATAGAAGCCGGCGGCCTCATAGGCCTGCTCGTACAGGCTTGGGCCGTCTGCATCCTCCCACCAGCCTTCCTCTCGGGCGTAGGCGGGAAACTCTAACCCCCATTCCCGCTGGTACCAGTCGGCGCAGGTCTGCCAGCAGTCCCACGCACCATGCACGAACGGGCGACCGAGCAGCGGCGTGCTGCCGGTTGGCGTGATCGTGCGTAGGTCACTCTCCGGCCAGGATAAAATGTACCAGGGCAAGCCCGTGGCTTCGCACATGGCCAAGTCCCGCGGAGACGGCCTGCTGGTGGCGTCCGGGTGTGAGTGGACAATGCCAATCACCTCGCCCAAATCTTCGGCCTCGGCGTACTGCTCGGGTGCAATTCGGAATTCCTCAGTCGGGTCGTTGGACGCGTTGGTGCATGGATGGTAGGCCTGCCTGCGACCAACCTGCAGCAGCAGCCCGCAACATTCGCGCGGGTATTCAGCCGCTGCGTGCGCTTGCACGGCGGCGAGTATGTGTTTGCGCATGGTCAGCTCCGGGCGATCAGGGACACGGCGGGGAAGCCGCCGAAGGGAAGTTCGTTGCCCTGGCCATGTCGAACGGTGCAGCCGGTATCTAGGCAGCCGTTGCATTGGTCCTTGGCCGGGTCCGAGGTCAGGTTCCCATCCATGTCGTAGTAGGGACCGGTATAGCCACAGTTCGGCCCCCGGTACCCCGCCGTCATCGCCCAATGACAGAGCTGCGTCATCTGCCGCCCAATCGTCTCGCCACCCACATCGCCTGGACTTGCAAGCTCCCAGGCTACCGTCGTGCCGTTCTCTGAGACTTTCTGGTCAATGTACCAGACCTCGATCTCCTCCTCTGCCGGATCCGCGGAGGGGTTGCCGCCGGGGAAATTCGCACCGTCCAAGTATTCGGCGAAGGTGTGCCGCATGGTCAGCTTGAATTCGAGCAAGTTGTCGAAGGCCAGGCACAGCGCGGTGATCCGGCCATTGACGTTACCCGCACTGAACGTAGGCCGCACCGCGGTACCATCAGAGTTCGCTTCGATCCCTTCGATTTGAACTGGCCAGGCGCTGTACTCGGTGCCTTGCCACCAGATGGACTTTGCCGGCAGCTGGTCGGCATTGGCGCCGGCTGCTCGCAACTCTTCAGACGTGTGGGGTATGGCGTGCCCATGGAATCGCAGCACGTCAGCCCCGAAGTCTGTACCGTCAAGCTCGAAGAGCAGAATCTCCGCTCCCGGCTCAAGCTTCTGTAACTGGGTGATCAAGCTCATGGATGAAATGCTCTCTCGAACGTGGCAGTGAGTACGGTGATGCCACCGGGCTTACGCACCTGCCGAAACTTCTCGCAGCGGTACAAGCCCAGAACTTCTTCCGGATTGGTCCACAAAAATGACTTGGCGCCCCGGTGGCGGCGGATGAATGCAAGAATCGGAGCAATCTCCGAGACAAGCCCGCCAAATGTCAGATCCCAACTGTCTGTCTCACCATTGAGACCATCGCTTGTTACCTGGGCGTAGTTGTCGCCGAACTGGGACTTCCTGGTCCGAAGTTCGCTATCACCGTTTGCCTCGTCATCGGGCACCCATGTGAACGTCTCGATAGCCATCAGCGCCTCCCGGTCGTGTTTCGGTGGCTGACGCCGCCAGGGCGCCAGGATGAGGCGATAGCGCGTTCGGCTACCCCCTGCATCTGCCGCTCCATGTTTTGCTGGAATGCTGTGGGGTCCAGTTCCATGCCCTCAGAGCTTCGGTCTTCCAGAGCGACGGCCACCGGAACGCTGACCTGCACGATTGTCGAGCCACTGCCCCCGCCCATCATCTGCACGCCCAGCGACCCGTCAGCGCCACGAGCTAGCGGCATGATGGCTTCGGGACCGGCCTCCCCAGCGACACCCAAGCCACCACCTGCCATGGCAAAACCAGTCGGCCTGGTCAACACACTATTGGTAGCGAAGGCCCCGCCCTTGGCAAACATCTGCACGCCACCATCCCAGGCGCCGCCCTGAGCCTGGAAATAAGCGCTCGAGTAACCGGTCTGAGAAGCGCCAAGGTTGGATGAAACCGCCCCGGCAGAGCCTGGCGTCATGCCGTTGCCGCCTCCACCGCCGAAGTAGTTTGTCGCAGCCGTTACGCCCCAGTTCACTACAGTGCTGAGCAGTGAGCTCGCGGCTTGCTGGCTGGCAATTCTGGCCATGTCAGCTATCACGCTGGTGGCAAAGTCCTTGAAGTTGGCCTTGCCCGTAACGGCGAAGTCGGCCAAGGCGTCCCTGGCCGTATTGAAGCCAGTGGTCAACATTTCATCGGTCGCGCCGGCTACGTTCGCAGCATCAGCCCGGATGTTGGCCCAGGCTCGCTTGGCTCCGTTTCGATAATCTTGCTGGGCCACCAGCCTGGCGTCGTAGCCATCAACTTCCATCTGCAGCTCGCGGGCCTGGAAGTCCTCCAGATCCGCCAGGCGCTGCTGATACGCGTCCTGGCTCAACCGCCGAGAAATATCTTCCTGCTGCTCCTCCAGCTGCCGACGGGCCTCGGCGTACTTCTGCCTTACGCCATTGAGGCGCTCAGCCTGGTCGCGCTCGTCATCGCCCATGCCGATACCGGACACATCAGCATTGATAGCGTCCTGACGCGTCTGTAGGACTACCTCCATGGCCTTTCGGTAGGCTTCGGCGCTGTTTTGCCGCGCCTCCGCCAACTTCCTTTCCTCCTCGGCACGCTTCTGGATGGCCGGGGCAGCATAGGCCGCGTTCAGGTTTTTGATGCCCAGCTCCATCTCGGCCGCTGTGATCTTTCCGCCTGCCTGTGCCTTGCGCAGCCCATCAATGCCTTCCTTGAGGTCTTCCAGGCGTTTGCGCTCAGGCAGAGCACGGTCGATGATCGCATCGAGAGCCTTGATTTCGTCCTTCAGGGACTTGGTTCGATCCTTGCTCCCTTGAGTCGCATCTTTGTTTTTCTTCTTCAGCGACTCAATCGCGCTCGCTGCGGACAGAATCGCCTGGCGGTCTGTTTCAGTGAGGTCAGCGTTTTCGGCAATGTGCCGGTTGGCTATCTTGATTGCGTCGCCGCTGTCCTGGAGGCCTGCGAGCTGCTTTTGCAGCGTCTCAAGGTATGTCTGCCCGGCGGTGCTCATACCCGCCTTGGCGGCGTTGTTTTCGTGGGTTGAAGCGGTGTTCTGGTCGGTTACGCCTGTGAGTACTCGCAGCGTCTCAGCAATCATTCCGGAGCGCTGATCAGCATCACTAACTGCGCCGGCCTGAGTGATCCATTGCTGGATGGTTCCCGCTGGCAGCTGCAAGCGGTTGCCGACTTCTTGAAGGATGGGCGACAGACCCTCTCCGCTGGCGCGCGCCTCATTCAATCGGTCGATGACCGACTGGTAATCGGCCAACTGCCTGTTGTACTGCCCGCCTGAATCTCGAACGGGTGCGGTAACGGTGGCAGATCGGATCGACTGTGCAAGATCGCCGTAGGCGTCCTTTACCTTGTCAGCGGAGGTGATCTGCTCCTGCTGCCACTTCACCAAGGATGCTTCGCGCTGGTCCTTGTTGAGCTTGGCGAACTCCTCGCGCAGCTGCGAAACTGGTTTATGCAGGTCGTCGAGGCTGACGCTGGCCTGGTCGGCGTTGTCTCGCAACAGCAAAAAGCTCGCTGCAGCAGTGCCGGCTAGAATTGCCAGCCCCATGGGCCCGCCCAGCGCCGACAGCAGGCCGCCAGTGGCAGCACGGGTCAGGTTGGCTTGTGCGATGGCCAAGGCTTCGGTCGATGCTGTGAGCGCTGCCTGTTTCGGTAGCAGCTGAGTTTGCACCAATGAAAGTCGCTGCAGGCCAGTAGCCGCTGCGACGGATGCCTCTGCTTGCTGCAGTTGGGCCTGCGCGTAGATACGCTGGGCCTCTGCGCCGCGAATTGCAGCCCGGGCGTTGTCGACTTCGGCTATTCGCTGGGCCAGCGCAGCTTTTACCGCCATCCCGGCCTTGGCCACGTAAAGGGTTATCGCTGCGGCACCAGCGCCACCCATTGCGACCGCTACTAGATCGACGTTGTCGGCCAGGGCCAGCAGCACCTTGGACAGGCCGCCCACTGCCCCGGTGCGGTCTTCCATGTTGCCCAGGAAGGTGCCGATGGCATTGCTGATGTTGACCAGGGCGTCCTGCACGCTGGTGGACATCTCAGCAGCGGCTTTGCGGTTGGCTTCAACCGTCCGCAGCAGCCCATTGTTGAGGTCTTCAAGCGACAGTTTGCCTTCAACGCCCAGCTTGCGGATGGCGTCGGCGCTCTTGCCGGTACCGGTGGCGATCGCCTGCACGATAGTGGGCATTGCGCTCTGGATGGACACCCAGCCGTCAGCTTCGATTTTGCCGGTCTGCAGCGCCTTGGAATAGGCGTCCAGCGCCGATGATGCTTTGTCGGCGGTCGCGGCGTTGGTCACCAGCTGGAAGCTGAAACTGTCGGTGATATCGAGCGTCTGCTGAGTGTTGAAGCCCAGGCTGCGCATCACGTCCGCCGTGCGGATGTATAGCTCCTGCGCTTCTGCCAGTGGGCGGTACGTCTCCTGCGCAGTACGCAGCAGGTGATCCTGCACCACCTGATATTCTGCGGCACTCCCAGCGGCGGCCTTCATCCGGTCGGACATCTGCCCGTGGGCATCCACCTGCTTGATGATCCCGCCGATCAGGCCCGCGCCTGCGACAGCTGCAAAGGCGCCGCGCATCAATACACCCGCTGACTGCGCTGCCGCTCCCGCCCTATCGAACGCGGAATCGACGGTGGCCAGATTACGGTCGATCGCTTGCGTGCTGCGCGCCACCAATTGATCAGCGTTTGCCAGTTCGCGGCGCAGCTGGGCCGTGGTGGCCTCGATCTGAACCAGCATGCCCTGGACTTGTTGATCGGCCATGCGTTTCTCCAAGCACAAAAACCGCCGGTAGGCGGTGACTTATTCCGGCTGCCGACCTCGGAAGAAGGCCTTCAGCTTGTCAGCTACGCTGCCAGGCTTGCGCGCTACGGTCGCTTGACCAGATGCATTGCCTTGGGTCTGGCCGCGGCCGGTCCATTCGATCCGCGCATCCAGCGCCAACATCAGCTGCGGTATAGGGGTATGCCAAGCCGTGTCAGGCGGCCAGCCAAGCCAGCCGGTGGCTACGCCGAACAGATAATCGACGTAGCTACCGTCCTTCACGGCGCTGTGCTGTCCGCCTCGTCCTTTCCCCGGGCGACCACGCTCGGCGGTACCGGGTTGAGCAGCACGGTGATGAAGTCGATCAGCTGGGTAGAGACCTTGGCGACACCGGTCTGGAAGACCTCGGCGGCCACCTGGGCGTGCTTGTCTACGCCCAGGCCTGCGCCAGCGACGATGATGTCGGCGCTGGACGAAATACTCATCAGCCGCATCGACTCAAGCGCGCCGCGCAGGCCACCAAATCGCGCCTCAATCAGCAGTGCCGCTTCAAGCGTTGGCCGCAGGGTGTAAGTCCGCGCACCGACCACCAGCGTGATAGTGCCGTACAAAGCTTC